TTGACCAGTCGATAATCTGGAGTGGATTGCCTTTTCGGCTCGCAATTGTCGGAAGGATGATTTCTGTTGCTGCCGGGTTGTCGCGCTGTACGGCTACAAGCGTCGTGTCCGTGTTCACGATGCCTGACGGCCCCGTGATGGACTGAAAAACGTAGTTCGCAGACCCGCCGGCCGACAGCAACAATTCCCATAACGTGGGCGTGGCTACTTCGTATTCATCTGTGAACGGGTTCCAAATAAAAACCGTTCCTTCCGCCGTCCACGACGGGTTCGCGGGGCGCAGCCACACGGTTGTTTGCTGGTTTGTCAGTGGCGCTGTCTGTCCGACGTACAGCGTGCAGAGCCCCATTCGAGCCATCGCCGCGAGAACGTAATCCAACCCCGGCATGCGTTCGAACCGCATGCCTCCGGGCGTAGCCCGCAGAAGCGCGATAAAATCGGTAGCCGGATTGTAGCTCATTTAATCGGCCTCAATTTTTCGTTGCGATAATGACATCGCAGTACGACAGCGTAAGATTGACGGAATGCGTATGCGGTCCGTCGCCGCCCGTGTCGCCCGTTGTGGTTGCAGCATTGGTCCCAAGAGCGGAGAACGACGAACTGCCCGCCAAACTGTCGGTCTGCGCGCGGTCTGTCGAATGGTTATGCTTTGGCATCGTTGAAGTTGTAATCGTCGTATTGCCAACTGCGGTCTGCGCGAACACAGTACTAAACGGAGTACCGACAACTGTACCGACAGCACCGGACGTGACGCGGAGCGCAAAGTCATTATGGTTTGTGTCTTTGGTCCAGCCAGTGGGGGCCGCTGACTGGCGGAAAATCATCACAGTGCCACTGTCAAATTCAGGCGTTGGCGTACGCCACAGCGGGTTAGCACCGGGACCGCCGGTTGCCAAGATATAGCCTAATGGTCCCGGTGCAAGCGCGGCCCACCCGCCAGCGTCGCGGTAAAGAATAGAACCTTGATCGCCGCTAAAAAGCGCGTCCATCAGAACGGACAACGCGCCCCATACGGGAGCGTCGCCATTTGAAATCATGATCTTGTTTGCGGTGCCGATCGCGAGGGCTTCCCAAACGGCGTCGCCCCGGAAAATCATCAACCCTGGGTCGGTGCCGAAAGTGTTGTCGAGAGCAATGCTCGTAATGATGTTAGTCGTTCCGGGCAGCGGGTCTGCCGGCCACGCGTCGTTGATTTTTGGACCGTACACGCCACCCGGTTCGTCCATCCGAATTGCGAGGTCCCCATTGTTGCCGACGGTGTTCGCAGGAACGCCTTCGACAGCCCACCACGAGACGCCGCTTTGATTTGCGGATGCCTGCAACATGTACATAAACAACGCAGGCGTCGCAGGCGCGTACGCCGACGCTACTGGGTCCCACAGATGTAAAACACCTTCGGCCGAATAGCTCGGAACGGCCGCTTGCAACCATGCTGTTACCGCCTGGTTGACGACTGGCGCGGTTGCGGAGACCGAAAGATTGATAATGCCCGCACGCGAGAGCGCAGCCACGACGTAATCAAGACCCGGCATTTCCATCTTGGAAACGTCCGTACCGTTGTTACGCCAGAGCGCGAGAAAATCGGTTGCCGGATCATACATTGTGGGCATCCTCCGCCGTGTACAGCGGATTGATGTCTACAGCGACGGCGGCGGGGTTCGTCGGCCATACGCCGGCTGCTTTGGGGCCAAAGATCGAAGGCTGCATTCCGTAGTTCGGGAAACCAGCCCACAGCATGCAGTAATCCCCGTCCGCGCCGATGTCGTTCGTCGGGAACGACGGCACAAACCACTTAAGACGGTTGCGATACGTGTCCGGGATGACAAAGATATAATTGCCCCAAGGGTCCACGTCGCCGGCCGCATCCGAAGACCGCTTCGTGAACGCCTGCCACGTCTGTACGTCTATATAGAGGTCTCCAACCAGCCCGGCTTGTGGGACGGGAGGGCCAAAGCCACGCAGTATCGAACCGAATTGCTTCGCTTGGAAGTACACGCCGCCTTGTATGGTTCCGTTGTCAAATCCTGACATCAGACAACCTCATGCTGGTCTTCCGCCGTGTACAGCGGATTGAGGTCAACTGTGATGTTAACAGGGCCGGATTGCAAACCTTGCTGATAGACAGGCTGTCCCGCGTTCGCTGTGACCGGAATTGCCAGGATATATTCGTCCGTCAGGCCAACAACGACAAGCTGCGTTGACGAACTATCGTCCAGCGCCGCGCCTTCGTCTTCCAAGCCGACGGGGATGACCGTATTTGCTCCAGCAACAGCAATCGGAACGAAACCGCCCGTGCCATCTTCCGGCCAGCCGCTTGCGGTCTTTGGGCCGTATATCGAAGGCTGCATGCCATAGTTGGCCCATCCACCCCAAAGCAGACAGTAATCGCCCGCAACGCCAATGTCATTCGGCGGAGCAAACGAACAGAACCACTTCAAGTTTGTACGGTATTTGAGCGGGACCTGAAAAAGATAGTGCCCCCATGGGTCAATGGCATCGCCGGCCGCTGCGGATCGTTTGTTGTACAGAAACCACGTCTGTACGTCGATATAGAGGTCTCCGACAAGGCCAGCTTGTGGAACTGGCGGCCCGAAGCCACGCAGGATCGAACCAAACTGTTTCGTTTGGAAGAAAATCCCGCCTTGCAGCGTGCCGTTGTCGAAACCAGCCATGGCGCTACGTTACAGCCCCCGCGTCACCTGTACGGGAAATCTGCATATCCATGACAACGCCGGTCCCGTCACCGTTGTTGATATTGAGAATGCGAAGACGCACGTACCCGTCCCGATGGGCTCGGCGCGACGTGGCAACAACCATATTCTGCCACTGGTCGATTGGGCGCGCACTGTCGTCCGGGTCTCCGGTAAAGACCTTCATTTCCATGAGGACTTGGACTTCCGGCGCGACGGCGGAAGGGATGATTTTACTTTGCGCTACAGACTGGAATTGCAACGCAGCACGGGCAACGTTTACCGCGATCGTGTTACCCTTGCTGATGGGCAGCCATCCGGTGGCCCCGCCAATCGTGTCAGAATAAACAGTGTCGTACTGCGGATTAATCCGCGTAGCGCTGCCGCCCGGACGATAAAACATAGCCGTACGCGCCCCCGCTGATAGGCGTTACTTGCGACGGCCGCGACCGAATGCCGTGGACGTATTGAAGTTCGTTCCGCTGCCCCCGCCGTCGCCGTGGTTCGATTTGGCAAGCCGACGGTTGCCCGTGCTGGTCGCCGCGACCGCTCCAGGATAGAACTTTAACTTGCCGTCCGGCACAGCGCCGCGCCCGGTAAACTTTGTGTCCGGCGGTCCCATCGGGTTCGGCGTGACGTTGTTTTTCCCCTTGGAATTAAACCCCGTCTTGTGGCCGCAAAAATCAGTCATTTGCGTTTACCTTTCCTTGTCGTCTTGGCCTGGTTGTTCGGAAGTGTTGCGGCCAGCATAAGAGCCTGCCCACGTCGAAGCATCCCAACATTTTCCATGCGACGCGCAAGGAAGTATGTCGCGGGGCTGATATCCACGGTTTTGCCGGGGATGCCAACCTTTGCTTTCGTGGGCAGGCCGTTCGCCATCGCTTACGCTGCCGGCGCGTTCGGGTCAACCACAGTACCCGCGACCGGATCGAAAGGCGGGTTCGGCTGCGGAACGTACGGGACGTTCTTCGGGTCCGCTGGTTGCTGTTGCTGCGTTCCGGGGGCGTCAGGATCGAAACGCAGATTGCCTTGCGCATCGTCGTTGCTGTTCATGCGCTCCTGAACTTCCGGCAAATCCGGGTGTTCTGACGCCTGCATGAGACGACCGAACGCACCTTTGATAAGGTCCGCAAAATTCTGGTTGTCCAGCTTACGGGCGCGCGCTTCCAGCTCTCTAAGCCGGTCGATGACATGCGCAAGACCCGCCTTCACGTCGTTCGCGATTTTTTCATCCATGGTATTCCTCACTTCCTTTTCAGCTTTGTGACTTTGATACCCGGATACTTGCGGTGTACGGCAGCCCGTACCTTCGCTTTTTCCTCCGGGCTCCCATGTTGCGCAACCCTGGCAAGTGCATTCCTCGCGTGGCTCGCATCCTCAATCGGATACCTGCGACCGGGGAGCGCGAAATTGCCCGACTTTATGGCCTTGCGGCCCTTCGCCGTTAACTTGCTCATGTTGCGCCGTCCTTTCCCGGCTACAGTACCACGATAACGCACAACCGCCTAGCGGGGTTTCCCGTGCTGTTGCGGGCGCACCGGGGCGTCCGGGTTGACATACATAATCAGGTCCTGCATCTGCCCGAGCCGTTCTTCAACGTTTTTAAAGCCGTTCTGGACATCGCGTTTCACGTCGCTGATACCAGCATTGTAGTCGTCTTTCCGTATGTACAAGTGCAATTCTTCCGCCATCTTGGCTCGGAACTCCAAGAGCCCGAGTTGCATGGCGTGGATATTTGCTTTGACAGCATCAAAGCCCACGGTTGAAACCTTTTCGTATTCGTCAATCTTGTTATTCAATTCCTGACGTACGACGGCAATTGCGGCGTTGGTTTCCCGCTCCAGCGTGTGAAACTTTCCAGCCAGCGCGTTACCGCCGCCCCACAATTTCTCTGCGACCACAATCAACAACGAAATGCCAGCAAAGCAAGCTGCAACGATTGCAACCGTTTCATTCATTCCAAAGCCTTTAACGGCCTGCCCCCGGCCAAGTTTGAGATTGCGTCTCGTGCTTCGTTGTTTGTACGTACGACTTCGTTTCGAAAACTCTCGATTGCCGCGCCGGTCTGCCGGGAAACCATGGCATTCTCAATCAAGAGCAACGGCAGAAAGCTGTCAACACAACCGTGTTGATCCGTAATCTGACCCGTCTGCGGGTTTTGTCCCTTGATCGTTACGAACTTCGGACAGTCGCACTCCACGAGAATATCACGGCACGACCGTGCGAAACCCGTAGCCGGGCACTTAATTTTTGGGTCCGGCAGCATTGCTCTGTCCCGCTTCGATTGCCTTCTGCTGCGCTTCCTTCAACGCAACTTCGCGTGCGGCGGCCTCTTGCTCCGCTTTGATCTTTGCGACCTTCCACGCTTCGACGAATGAGTTGTACGGCGTCAAATCCGTGATTGTCTCGTTACCCTTTTTGCTCCGCGCGTTGCAATGCTGGCAGACGATCATTGAATACTCAATTTCGCCTTCCGTACCGTACCATTGGAGGACGTGGAAGTTTGCCGGCAACGTACTGCAATCGACGGGCAGCTTAAGACCGTCCACCGTTACCGTGTTGTCGTCTTTCATGATCGTGACGCGCATTTGTCCTGGCTCCTACCGGGGGCGTCTAGCGTGCAAGTAGCAACCACCCGTCTGCGTTGATACCGTGAAATTACTGCGGATGTTACACCATAGCGGGAGCGTTGTCGCGGTTGCCACTGTAACAGGAACCGGACCGACGGAGCAATTTTGCGTAGTTGATCCTGGGACCACAGGAGCCACGTTATTAAAAGTAGAACCGCCCGCAACTGCTGTTGTCGTCGGCGCAGCCGTGGTCGAAATAGCGCACGCCCACTGAGATATTGAAGTTGTGCCCGCCGGAAAGAAAATCGCGTTGGCCGATACTTCCCAATCGCCCGGCGTCAAGGTAATTGTTGCGCCAGAATTGGCGTACGTCGCCGTTGTAAGGGACGCTGTGGTGCCGGGCGTGCTGGATACAGGCGCTTCGCCAATGTTGCCCGCACTCGCGCCGGTATTTGTGTTTGCACCGGGGATTTGACCGAGCGCAGCGCTGCACGCAGGACCGTCGTCCGACAGGTCTGCGCACGCAGCTTGTGACACAACGCCCGAGCCATTGCCCTTCAATGCTCCGGTGATCGCTCCCGCACCGCCACGCGCCGCTGCAACTGTGCCGGTAGTCAGATTAGACGCGTTGTTGACAACCGCGCTTGCGACGCCCGACGCTGCTGTGATTGTTGCCCCGTCAACTTGTAGAATACCCTTCTGCGACGCAGACCCGTCCTGTACGGCTGGCGCAGCATCGCTCCGCATGAACGTTGTTGCAACACCATTAACCGCAGTTGGCCCGGCAGTCGCAGTCGGGTTGGCCCCTGTCGAGCCCGAACCCCCACACGCAGCACCCGTACCAGACACAACGCCGCTGGAGTTGACTTGCAAGCACTGCGTTGAACCCGTGACAGCGGACAGCGCCAGACCCGCCATTGTTTGCTGCGCGGACCACGTATTG